CCATTGCCGCTGGCTCTGGGGTCGGCAAGTCTACCTTTGTACGTGAACTGATGTATCACGTGCAGCAATCAGGTTTCCCAATTGGCATGATGATGCTCGAAGAGAGCACCAAACGTACTGCCCAGGGCCTGGTTGGTCTACACATGAACAAGAACATCACTGTCGATGCCGAGGACACGTCAGAAGATGCAATCGTTGAAGCATTTGATGACATGCGCAAGGCTGGTGAGTTCTACTTGTTCGATCACTTTGGGTCTACGGACCTGGACGTCATCATTAACCGCATTCGTTACATGAATAAGGCCCTGGGGTGTCAGGTCATCTGTTTAGATCACGTATCGATATTGGTCAGTGGTTTAACCTCAGGAGTTTCAGATGAACGACGCCTGGTAGATGACATCATGACCAGGCTACGTGTCGAAGTACAAGCCCTAGGCATCTGCCTCATCCTAGTGTCTCACCTACGTCGCCCACAAGGGGACAAGGGACACGAAGGCGGGGCGAAAGTCTCCCTCAGTCAATTACGTGGATCACACGCGATAGCACAGCTGGCAGACACCTGTATTGGCATCGAGGTCGATGCTGAAGATCCATCCTCTGGAAAACGCAATGTTGTTGTTCTCAAGAACAGACACACGGGACAGGTCGGACCAGCGGGTGTCCTTAATTATGACCTGGAGACAGGGCGTCTAAGTGAGACCAACGAGTTTAATGATCTAGAAGACATACCATTTTAGGAGAGCACCGATGATAAATGAAAGATACACCTTTCCCTTAACAATGAATGATTACCAGGCAGACACTGCAAAGTATGCAATATACAAGTGGAAAGTCATCTATCCAGCACTTGCACTAAACGAAGAAGCTGGAGAGGTCGCTGGTAAGATCTCTAAGCTGATCCGCGACCAAGGCCTGAAGTTTGACGGTAGTGAAAAGCTCACAGACACACAACGTGCAGACATTTGTTATGAGCTTGGTGATTGCTTATGGCAAATTGCTGCCCTGTCACGTGACCTGGGCGTCAGTCTCAACGAGGTTGCACACATGAACTTGGAGAAGTTGAACCTACGTGCCAAACGCAACACGCTGAGTGGGTCTGGGGATCATAGATGAAATACGGATCTGTTTGCTCAGGTGTAGAAGCAGCGTCCGTAGCTTGGCATCACCTTAATTGGGAACCTCAGTGGTTTAGTGAAATCGATAAGTTCCCTTCCGCAGTACTCAACCATCATTTTCCGTCTGTTCCTAACTTAGGAGACATGACCAATTACAAGGAGTGGCCTAATGAACCAATTGACCTTCTCGTTGGGGGAACCCCATGCCAATCATTCAGTGTCGCAGGTCTCCGCAAGGGACTTGATGACCCGCGTGGTAACCTCATGCTCACCTATCTTGGAATTGCTGACAGATATAAGCCCAAATGGATTGTCTGGGAAAATGTCCCCGGTGTCTTGTCAAGCAACAAAGGACGGGACTTTGGAACCTTCCTCGGGGCGTTGGGCGCGCTCGGGTATGGGTTCGCCTACAGAGTGCTGGACGCTCAATACTTCGGAGTGGCCCAGCGACGCAGACGTGTGTTTGTTGTCGGATACCTTGGAGACTGGAGACGTGCCGCAGCGGTTCTATTTGAGCGCGAAAGCCTGTCAGGGAATCCTGCGCCGAGCAGAGAAACGCGGGAAGAAGTTGCCAAGTGCCTTACAAGCCGCGTTGGAAGCGCATATTGCGCAGATACCGAACAGTTCGTGACCGATGACCTTAAATGGCCAGCGGAAGTTGCATCAACATTAAATGCAAGTTTTGGCAGTAAGCAAGGACTCGAAGATCAGCACATCAATGGTGGCGCACCTTTGTTTGTCCCGGCAATTCAATCGGTCAAGACAATAACAGCGTCATATGGCACAGGGGGTGCTGACTTTGAGACAAAACCACTTGTTTATGGGCCTCCAATAGGGTTCCCCGCAGAGATGAGCGGTACACAGGCGGCGTCAACGGCAGAACTATCGCCAACGCTTTCGGTGGGCCACACGACTGCGGTGGCAATACAAGCGCAAGCATTGAAGGAAAAGCAGCCCAAGTCGCAAGGATTTGGCATTGATGAAAGTGGGACATCTTACACGCTAACCGCGGGTGATCGCCATGTCATGCAATATGGTCATCAAGTGCGCCGACTAACGCCTATTGAGTGCGAACGACTGCAAGGTTTCCCCGATAACTACACGCAAATCCCATACCGCAATAAACCATCAGAAGATTGCCCTGATGGGCCTCGATATAAGGCGATGGGCAACTCTATGGCGGTGCCAGTGATGCGTTGGATAGGAGAGAGAATACAGATGGTAGAGGAAATTACCCCGTGACCCGCTGGGTCTGGGACTTGGAGAGCGACGGACTATTAGACACTATCAGTAAGATCCACTGCATTGTGCTGAGACACGTTGAGACCGACGAGGTGCAAACCTACGGCCCTGACGAGATCAAGGCAGCACTGTTCACGCTGATGAATGCTGAGGAAGTCATTGGTCACAACATCATCGACTACGACATCCCCGCACTCCAGAAGGTGTACCCTAACTTTGAGATACTAGGCAAAGTCACGGACACACTCATACTGTCTCGCTTGTGTGAAGCAAACCTGGCAGAGAAAGACGTTATTCGTCACACAAAGGATCCCGAGAAGTTTCCCAGGAGATTAACAGGATCCCACAGTCTGAAGGCCTGGGGCTTACGCCTGGGCGATTACAAGGATGACTACGATGGCGGTTGGGAAAACTATAGCCAAGAGATGCTGGACTACTGCGTCCAGGACACTCAGGTCACCCGCGTTCTATACGATCACCTTATGGGTCGCGGTTTTTCTACTGAGTCGATAGACCTGTCGATGTCTATGGCACAGATCTGTCATAACATTGGTAACAACGGGTGGACGTTTGATGAGCCTAAGGCAATCGAGCTATACTCAGTGCTTGCGCAGAAACGTAACGAGCTAGAGCAAGGCCTGGACGCGCTGTTCCCGCCCTGGGAAGTCACTGAAGAGTTTGTACCCAAGGTCAACAACTCGAAGCTGGGCTACGTGAAAGGCGAGACGTTTATCAAACGTAAGCAGGTAGCGTTCAACCCAAGCTCACGTCGTCACATAGAGTTTTGCTTACGTCAGAAGTACGCCTGGAAGCCAACCAAGTTTACAGACAAGGGCCATGCTCAGATCGATGAGACTGTCTTGGGTCAGCTACCATATCCTGAGGCTAAGAAACTGGCAGAGTTCTTCCTAGTGCAGAAACGCCTGGGACAGCTGGCAGAAGGTCCACAGGCATGGTTACGCAAGAAGGATGACGATGGTCGGATCAGGCATAAGATCCAGGTCAACAAAACGATCAGCGGGCGATGCGCGCATTCGTCACCAAACCTGGCACAAGTTCCTAAGACCACACTGCCATATGGTCGTGAGTGTCGTGAGCTATTCACTGTCCCCGACGGCTGGTACCTGACGGGTAGTGACCTTAGTGGCCTCGAGCTGCGGTGCCTTGCCCACTACCTGAATGACGGTGGTGAGTACGGCAAGCAGATCCTCGATGGTGACATCCATACCCACAATCAAAAGGCTGCTGGCTTGGATACTAGAGACCAGGCGAAGACCTTTATTTACGCTACAATGTATGGCGGGGGTGATGCCCTGATCGGAAAGATAGCTGGCAAAGGTGCAAAGCACGGCAAGCAGCTCAAGGAGAACTTTAACAAGAACATCCCAGCGTTTGGAACACTGCTCCAAAGACTCAAAGCAGCACATGACAAAAGAGGTCACTTGATTGGCCTCGATGGCAGGAAACTGTTCATCAGGTCAGAGCACAAGTTGCTATCACAACTCCTGCAATCATGCGGTGCAATCATATGCACTAAGTGGGTGCAACTGGCCTACAACGAAATCAACAGGCAGCACGAAGGCGATGCATACATCGTTGGGTGGATACATGACGAGATCCAGGTTGCCTGTCGTACACAGGAGATCGCTGAGAATGTCGGTGATATCGCTAGACGAATGGCGCAAGAAACAGGCAGCCATTTCAAAACTAAAATCCCCATTACCTCAGAATATTCCGTGGGCCGAACTTGGGCTGACACACACTGAGGTTGGGGCAGAACTAGAAGCTCTAGTATCAGTCTACATTGTCTTAGACAGGGCGTGGAGACGCTCTTTTACAGTATCCAGTCAGTTCGCACGTGAAGGTGCCTTCTACGTCGCTCTCGCGGCCTCTGAGGGCTTCATCACGACGAACTGCGGTGAGGATACCTGGGGCAATCGTTGGCTGATCACGGAGCATGGCATGGAAAGTAAGGCAGAGCTAGATGAACTACTTCAAAACGTACTTGCAGCAGCCCGAGGCGAACACGGTCCTACTCATTGACGGGGACTTGTATGCTTATCGAGCATGTGCAGCAGCTGAAGAGGAAATAGACTGGGGGGACGACATATGGTCCCTGGCGTCAGACCTGAAGCAAGCTAAAAGCATATTCAAAGAAACAATCGACAACGTATGCGAGACCCTGGAGACAGGGTCTTTTGTTGTCTGCCTGTCCGACAAGGACAACTTCAGGAAGACCTTGGATCCTGAGTACAAAGGTGGACGCAAGAAGACCAGGAAACCTGTAGGCTACTCGGCATTCATTAAGTGGATCCAGGAGACCTACCGCTGGTATCGTGAGCCACTCCTGGAGGCAGATGACGTCATGGGGATCCTCGGGTCCGCACCAGGTCACAACACGATCATCGTGAGCGATGACAAGGACATGAAGTCGATACCAGGGAAGCTCTACAGACCTATGTCTGGCGAGTTCATGACCATCAGTAAACAGGATGCGGACCTATGGTTCTACACCCAGACACTGACTGGTGACGTGACGGATGGATATTCAGGTTGTCCGTCAGTCGGTGCCAAGACTGCCGAAAAGCTACTGGCCCGAGCGTGTACCTGGGACACTGTTGTCCAGGCATACGCAAAGCAACAACTGAACCACCAATACGCACTGACACAAGCGCGTCTCGCTCGGATCCTGAGATACGAAGACTGGGACGTTGACAAGGGTGCAATTAAACTATGGGAGCCAACAAGATGAATGAAGACAATATCTTGAAAGACTTCAGGAGATATCGCGAGGTCTGTGAACGGGAAAACAAGATCCTAATCTCCAGTCTCAACCGTGAAACCTGGGACGCTATCAACAAGAACTCACAGAACGCCAAGTTAGGCGGCAGACCAAAGGGGATACCAGCTTGGAACAAGGGGCAGGGGAAGAAGTCGTAAGACGACCAAGCCACTACGCTAAGTGGCACGTGGAACCAATTGTGTTCATCATGCAGAACGGCATGGAGTTCTGGCGTGGCAATGTCATCAAGTATGTCAGCCGCGCTGGGTCCAAGCTCTATGATGGACAAGACAAAGTACAATCTGAAATCACTGATCTAAAGAAGGCCATGCGTTACTGCGAGATGCGCATCAACCTTCTCGAAGGAAAACAACCAAATGACATTTAGTAACCACCAGGGTCACTTCGGCCCATCACTACCTATTTCTGAAGAGATCCACGCAATGAAGTACCGTGCAGACGGGGAAGACTTCAAGCAAGCCATGGCACGTGTTGCACATGCGCTAAAAGACAGTGAACCACACTACCGTGCGTTCAAAGACATCCTGTACAACCAGCGTTTCCTACCAGCTGGTCGCGTACAGTCAGCCATGGGATCTCCACGCCGTGTGACCCCTTACAACTGCTTTGTGTCTATGACCATCGAAGACAGCATGGAAGGCATCATGGATGCAGCAAAGCAAGCAGCAAAGACCATGCAGCTAGGTGGTGGCATTGGTTACGACTTTAGCACCCTTCGCCCCCGTGGCGACCTGATCAAGTCACTGGACAGTAAGTCATCAGGCCCATTGTCCTTCATGGGTATCTTCGATGCTGTCTGTCAGACTATCGCATCCGCTGGTCACCGTCGTGGCGCACAGATGGGTGTCCTACGTGTTGATCACCCAGACATCGAAGAGTTCGTCACAGCGAAGAACAACAGCACCACACTGACAGGTTTTAACATCAGTGTCGGTGTCACTGACAAGTTCATGGAAGCAGTGAAGACTGGTGGTGACTTTGACTTGGTCTTCGAAGGTAAGGTCTACAAGACTG